TTGTGTTAATTCTTTGTTTTGGGACTCGCTGGTAGCCTGCCACATAGCGAGGACCGCTTGGGCCTGCCTGACTTGCAGGGAGTCCGATTCAACACGGCCCTTGGTGAACCAAGCGACCGCTCCACCGACGATTGCTGCAACGCTCCCGACGATGGTGGTTTCTATTAGATTCACTTCTTGACCTTTACTTTATCGATTGTCATCCAACCAACTGAAAGCAAGGTGATTAATGCACCAATAATCTCTTGCAAAGTTTCGGTGTCTAACAAGCCTTTGGCGACGAGGGTTCCACCGATGAAGGTTAACAGGTGGCGAAGGAGAGCGATGACGGCTGATTTCATTAGGGGTAGTTTAGGGGTTTCGGTGTTGCGTTTGCGAAAGAGTTTCATAAAGATTTGTGTTGTTCGTAGTCGGCTGCGTACTGCTCATCCCATCCGAGGAAGGAGTGAACTCCGCAGGGTTCGGGCCAAGTTTGATACTTCGTCCAGTTCTTCGGTTCATCGCCTTCCCAAAGGATATCAACGCACCAAGCCTTTGGATTTGCAGGGCTGATATGACCAAGTTCCACAACGGTGCGAGGCTCGACCTCCGAGTCGTTAATGGTTCGGAAGTCATCGTAAACTGCAAATTCGTATTTTCGGAAGGTAGCCATCATTAGAGGGTCGTAAGGGCAGCGAGTTCAGCGTTCGTTAAGCGAGTGGTGTAGAGGGCAGCAGCACGGATGCGGTCGTTCCATTGGTCGGAATTTGCGCTTGTTTCAATCTTGCCCAAGAACACCTGATTGCACGCAGGAACGGCCCCTGAAGTTACCGAGCCTATAAGTGAGCCGTTAACGTAAAACACGAAGTCGTTGTTTGCGTATGCTACGGCCACTTTATAGTTGCCTGTTGCCTGATTGTTGCCTGTTGCTATATCAGCGATTGAAGCACCAGCAGTTCGCACGATGAGTTGAAGCCTATTGTTTGAAGTTTTTTGAAAGAGTATGCGATTTGATGTCGTCCCGTCCGAAATAGCAAAAGCCCTTGCAAATAGCGTAAAATTGCTCACGTTTAGTTCCGCATAAATCGTCCCCTCGGTCTGCCCGATGCATCCGCTGACTGCGCCTGATAGGTTTATCACGTCTGCGTTGCGGGTTACAGGTGCGGTTGTTGTGGGGATGTAGGAGGTTGCAATGGAGCCTGTTTCAAGTTGTGCGCCAAAGATGTAGCAAGTGTCACCGCTGGCGGTTACAGGGATGCTTGATGTAAGTGATGCCGTTGGTCGTATCATTATGTTCGGAGCAGCAGGGGTATAGCCCATTGTTACCGCAAGGTTGCACCGATACCATCCATTGCCATAATTCTCAATGCCCGACCGAACAACGGTGAATCCAGCACCCGTTGAGCCACTTGATGCTAATTGTCCAGTATCCAAACGGAAAGCCTGACAAGCACCTGATGTGTAGTTTGTAGCGGTTCCGTCTTGAAAAACCAAGGACACACCGCTGGATAGTGTTCCGAGTTTAGCAAAGCAAGAAAAATCAAGCGTTGCTCCACTTGTCAAAGTTACGGATTGACGCAAACGACCGCCCGCTGCCGAAGCCTCAATTAATGCCCCTAAGTTGGTGTTGGTTGGTGATGTAAAACCACTCGTTATATTCAAACTGCCCACCGCCCAAGTTGTCGTGAAATTCTCGCTTTGCAAAGCGGAGTTCTGCGCACTCGGCTCCACCAACAACGCAGGGCAGCCAGCCGTTCCACCGCTGGTGTAGTAATCCAAGCGAGGCACACCCGAAGCCACGGACTCAATCAAGCCAGCCGAATTGAATCGGGTCGCAGTCGTCGCACGGGTAACGTTGAAGTCCCCCGATGAACCAAGGACCACCCCCCCCGAAGTCGTAGCGATTTGGGTGTAAAGTTTCCCCGTCTTAAAGCGAGCAGGGACGATAAGTAGTGATGGGCTTGCAGGCATCTGCTATGCGTTTAAAAGATTATACATTCGGACTTCGAGGCAGTTGATGAAACGAACCTCCGCAGCGTCAGCCGAGTCGGTATTCGCCCGTTGCATAAACGGCAGCCAAGAGTCGGAATAAAAGACGAAGAAAGCGTAGGATTGGAACGAGTTGAGGAATCGGGTTTGGAGGCATCCATTGACCGCAGCCTCCGCAGGCAAAGCCCCGTCAGCATCTGCACGTTGGTTGAAGGCAAGCCAAAACGGATTGCCACCGCCAAGCAGTTGGTTCGTGGGATAGCCGTAGCCGTAGCCGATGAACATTGCTTACAGGAAGGTGTAACCGATGACTGAACCTGCGCTTGGAGTAACGGCCGTAATCTTACCGCCATTGCGTCCTGAAATCACGATACCAGCGGAAATAGAAGCCCCCGAAAAGTTGTAAGCGGTTAGAAGGTTCTCGCTTCCAGTTCCGGTTAAAGTTGTGAAGGTCGCAGCGGTGTTGACTACCAAGAAGTCGTAGTTTTTGCCGGTGACGGTTCCGTTGATGAACTCCATCGTACCGCCCTGACCGAGCATTTGTTGCAGAATAGGTGTAGGCATTTTTTAGCGTTTAATTGTAAATGTAGATTAGACTGGAATTTCACAAACCGAATGGCCGTAAGGGATTTCAAAAGTCATCGTCGCCTGCCACCCTGCCGTGCGGTCATCTCGGCTCTCTACGAACCTCGTAAGCGATACGCTGGATGAGAGGGTCCAGTCTTCGCTTGGGTCGTTTGTAAGCGATGATATGAAGTCCTGTGCTATCTGCAACTGGTCGCTTAGGACCTCATCTTCGTTATCCTGCCAACCCAGCGTAGGGCTGCCCGAAACCACTCCGCCCATCGGCTTAATGGACTCAACTCTATCACTAAAATATACCCCAACCACCAAGTCCAAAGTCCCAGCATCAGTAGTTGCAGACTGCACGTCCGCAAACACGAGCGGATAGACGATGCGTTCACGGCTTGGGGTTCGAAGGTTTATCGTGTTGTCCGTTCCTATCGCAAGAGGGTCGCCCGTCCCGAAGGAGTTGACCTGAGGATGAGCATTTGCAAGGTCCAAGAGAGCCTGCTTGATTTTTATCCATGACATAAGTCTGAAGTTTCAGTATGTTTTTTTTGTGCGCTCCCATCGTTAGCAGTCATTACACGCCCCGAATTGACCGTAGGGGTAGGGGTAGTCCAAGTTGCTGATTCCCATCCTTCGGTTGCGGTCTAAGACCATTCCTGTACGGTAGTTGGTAGCGTTCGGATAGATGGTATCCAAAGCAGAAGGTGGCGAGTTCCAAAGCGGATAGGAGTTGCGGTTCTCCATGAGGTATCGGGTAATGCGTTCGGAATACCACTCGGCATCGTTCTTGACCTTATCGGTCAGCCGGGTGATTTCTTCCATGCTCATTTGCGAGGATTCTTCGCTTGTTCTACGGACCATCCCCTTGTTCATATACTTGAACGCTAAGACCATTGGCAACTCGTAGTAGAGCCATTGAATCATTGCAGGCTGGATGTAGTCCTCCAGCAGCGTTTGGTTGAGTGCAGACGTTGAACCGCTGACGACCTGCGTAACCAATTCCCCGTAGAGTGCAGAGCCAACGATGGGCTGAATCCGCATCTCCTGCACCTTGACAACCGTTGGGCGTATCTGCATATATGATACGTTCTCGTTTATGATGCTATTGTCGAGCAGCGTTTCTTCGCTTATGAATAGTGCCTTCATGCCTTGCTGATTTTATTGCCTTTACGGATGACGAGTTGCTGCTCCCATACGTGCCTGCATTGGGGGCGATTCACTCCGCTCGGTGTGTGATACCAACCGCCTCTCCTGTTCCAAACGGAGTAGCCCATAATCGCAGAAATCCCGTCGATGTCGTCCCGGGTGTAGACCTTGCCCTGACCGGCCAAGTCAAGCATGACCTTGCAAAACTCACGGCTTGAGCCTTTGTCCTTGTTGCTGAACCCTGTCGCCCATGCGTATTTGTAGCGCACCTCCAAGACTGGCTCGGCCACTTCCTTGACATTCTTGGGCAGGTATTGCTCGGCAATCTTGTCCACGGCCCGGCTGATTGGGTAGCGGTCTTTTGTGATTAGGTAAGCGACTCGCTTGGCGACCTTGGCCTTGCTAACCCCGAACTCCTTGGCCATTTCTTCAACGCTGGCATCCCGGTTCTTCTT